GGTTTTGCATTGGTAATTTTACATTCCCACGTTATTGCCATTATACTTTCCTATACTGCTAAATAACCTGTTATTGTTACACTGATATTTCCAGCCGCACTTGCTATAACATCAAAATCCTCATTAGTATTCACCACTAAAGGAGCTTCCGGCGGATACGTTAAATGAGTACCACCATTAGCGGCAAAATACATACCTTCGATTAAAACAGTTGGGCCAGTATCATCTTGAAACTGAACATTCATTGCCGTATCTACTGAAACAACAAGAGAAAGAATATACATTTTTCTATCTGCTGTTTTTGTTTTAACCGGTGTAGCCGCTTGAGCATCAGCAGAAGTCATTGTGGCTTGGAAGTTCTGAGGCATTACACCCCTGAGTATTCTTCCATACCTATCAGTACATATTCTTGCAGCATCAGCATCAGCACCAACATCAGTTGGTAGTCCAGCACTATAACCTGCCCCCATTATACAAACACCATCAGCGGGGGCAGCGGAAGCGTGCGTAGCATCCCAATCATCTATAATCTGAATAGCGGTTTCAATATTGGTTGTATCACCGGCTATAGTAGCCAAATGTGCTACTCCATCATCATCGGTTGCAAGGGTAACTCTCTGCACACCAGTACCTAATACTCCCTCATTCATAGCAATAGCAACACCACCAAGTTGTGAGAGATTTGTTACAGTAGATACAGTCGTTACCGTACCACTGGAAAGCACTACAGCACCTGTATTACAAGTTGTAATATTAGCATCTGTTACATGCAACTGTCCAGTACTGCTTAATCTCATAGGAGCATAATCACCATCAGCAGGAGTTAAAGTTGTTAAGGTATCATCACGAACTGCCAGAGCCATCACACCAACATCATTTGCACCACAAGCTACATCCCTGGCCTTACCAAGATTGGTAGCTCCTGTCAACGGTATAATGCTTGTAATATCAACATCACCAATATCAACCCCAGTATTAGCTGCAAGTTTACCAATGACCTTAGCACTTGTTCCAAGCACTATGCAACCATTAACATCTACTTGAAATGGTGATACATCACCATCAGTAACGGTATGGTCAGTAGATTGATAAATACCACCAACTAAAAGATGGCTTGAAGTATTATCTGTCCAGTCTGCATCATCTACATACACAGCGTTATCCAATAGTTGAATTGCTGTCTCAATATTAGTTGTGTCTCCTGCTATAGTAGCTAAGTGGGCTACTGCATCATCATCAGTTGCTAAAGTAACTCTTTGTACTCCGGCAGCTAACACACCTTCATTCATAGCTATAGCAGCTCCACCCATTTGAGCCAGATTGGTGACAGTAGATACAGTGGTAACTGTAGCCAAAGCTTCACCAAATTTAACATCACCAATATAAGTACCATCAGTAATATCAGAAGCCGGAGCAACCGTCATAGCATTAGCTTTAGCCGCTTGATTTACTCTCACAGAGCCAGTACCATTAAGAGTGCCATCTACTAATTTAATAAATTGAACTTGACCTTGAGCATGTGTACCATCCACTTGAATATCATCAGTAGCTACAGTTTTTCCAGCACCTTCAGTTACGGCTACATTATCAGCCATAATTTCTCCTTACGTCTTATAAGTTAAAGCAAGTAAAAGACCAATAGGCATACCATCTGCAATTGGTATGTCACCAGTAGTAAAATACATTTCATCATCATTTATATGAAATACAATATTACCACTTCCATTTTTAATTGTTAAACCAGCAAACTCAGGTGTTGCATCCACGTGAATATTCTGTGGTGTAGATAAAGTTAATGTTCCGTCACCATCATCAGTTATAGTTATTTGATTTGCTGTTCCAGCTATCCAAGCTGTTAAATCTGCCACAGATTCAAATACTTTGCCTGAATTAGTAGCAACAAGTCTTGATGCAACTAAATCAGTTAAAGTAATACTCTTAAAATTAGGAGTGCCTGTATAGCCCAGTTTGTCAGACAACCCTTGTATAGCTCTTTTGACAGATATATCACAATTTTTAGGAAGTGGAACAAGCGGCATATTATCTCGCTAATATTTGAAGTAAAGATGAATAATCAGGATATACATCCTCAATTCTCTCAAGAAATCCAGCTTTTTGTCCCATCACACCAAGCTGTCTTTGTTGCATAATATCTTCAAGGCGTAATCTTGCAGGAGCACCCACTTCTGCTTCCCAGCCTTTACCTACACCAGCAGCAGTAGTTGTACCATACATACCAGAGGAAATCATCTGTTGCATTTCTTGTCCAACACCTTTCGTTTTTTGTCTTTCAATATCAGCAAGACCTCTTTTTTCAAATGCCCCACCAGGTTGAACCATTCCCATCATTTTCTCATATAATGATTCAATACGCTTTTGTCTTGCTATATTAGCTGCTTTCGCACTTGCTGATTGAGCACCAATTTGACTTATTAAACCACCATATTGAGGAGCACGATGAGTAGTTATTGTATAAGGCTGTAAACCTCCACCAACTTGAGGCCCAATTTCTCTTTCTCCGCCTCTTGCCAATCCAGAAATCCATTCAGATTTAACTGCCATTATTTTATCCTTTCTTATTTGATTTTTCCAGCGGGAACTATCATTCCATAGACTTTGTTGATAGCCCAAGTCTCGGATGCGGAAGAATTTAGGAATTTCAAACCTAACCAAGCTCCACGAACTCTTGTTCTTATTCTTGCTTTACGTCCTGTACCAGACAACGTACCAGAAGTAAAAGCATCATCACTATCTCTAATATTTTCAATAACTGTTTCTGCATCATCAGCTATATGTATTTCATAACTTACACCATCCGTATCACTAAAAGTACCCTCAGATACACCACCAGATAATTCAATAGTAAGTGAGGTTAATTTTCCCTCTTTATCATTATCTTCTGTTAAATGTTGTATAGGCCAAACAACATAACTTGATATTGGGTCAGTTGAACCACCAGTATCATCATCTTTTCCTGCTGCTACTGTCGCTGACTCAAATTTTCTAATATACCCATCCTTACTACCAACAAGCAAGTCTGCGTAGTCATTGTTATTTGCAGCGTAATAGAATAATGAGTAAGGCCCACACTCATTAGGATAACTTTCAGGGAAGAACCCTTTGAGTTTTAAGTCATACCAATAATTAGAATTAGAACCATCAGATAGTTTAGTAATACAAATAAGTATTCCATGTCGTTTTCTATCATAAGCCATTGTAATACGATGTGTTTCTGGGTTAGCATCTTCATCACTAACTAAATTAGGTAAAGATATTTCAGTTAAGTTTTCAACACTACGAAATCCCAAAGGAATTTTATAGATACCACCAGTGCCAAAGAAATAAAGATTACCACTACCATCAAAACACCAGCTGTTTGCACCAAACATTCCCACAGTTAAATCTATCTCATCTATTGAACCACCGTGAGCAGGGTCGCCTGTAAGCAACCACATAGTATTAGCACACCCAAAAATTAAGTAATCATCTTTATAAGGAATTAATGCTCTAACAATATCACCAATCTCGCCAGCATCAGCATTATTTCCTGCTACTGCTGTTAAAGGGTCGGTAGAAGAGTAAACCCAATCCCAAGGGTCTCCTATTTTACTCATATACCATTGATGGGGATAATTAGGATTACCAGATAAAACACATCTACCACGATATAAACATCCAAGATATGCTTTGGCTGGCATATCTCCATAATTTGTGGTATCATTGTCATAAGGTGTCCAGGCGTACCAATTTGGTTTTGACGCTGGGGCAACAGGTGATGGGAATATTACATTTCCCCCACCACCAACAGCAGACGTAATAGCAGTAGTAACCTCAAATGTTCCTGATGTTACATAACCATACATAGTTTTATCAGTACTGTGAATATAATCTACTATCATTGTAGCAGCATCAGTCCCAGCTTGATAAACGGTATCTCCCCTTGCTGGTTTATTGGTGAAGCCATCACCATCAGTTATTTTTGTATTTACAAAATCTGCTACTCCAAGTTTTGCACCATTAACTACAAATACCTTCTGAAACCCTTCAAACATATTAAGTTGGTCAGAAGTATCAATAGTGTAACCAGAGGTATCCAATTCTGTTGACATATCACCAGCACTCACACCAGTACCTCCATAATATATTTTATCACTTCCAGCAACTACCAATCTTTTATAAGCAACCTTGTCGTCTGGTGGTGTAAATGCCATAACTACGCCTCATAAAAAATCTTATTTCTTGCAGCCGCCACTAATTTTCTCACTGTCATCATATTATTCAAACCAGTAGCCGTTCCCGTTGGGTCTCCCTCATCACCATCCCCACCTGCTAAAGTTACACCTGATGGTAATGGTGGATTAAACGCAACGGTTGAAAACCACCACTCGTCACCTTCGGCGGTCTCTTCTGTCGATGGCCAATATGTGTCTACTCTCCAGTAATAAGTTTCATTATATAATCCAGCTCCAATAGTTGCTATAAGATAAGCAGCAGCAATAGAAACATCAGAGCCTTCTTCTACAATTTGACTTAATTCACCTGACGTTGTTCCCCAATATATATTATATACTTCTTCATCTGGTGGAGGGTCAGTTCCACTTACCCAAGAAAACGCTTGATAATCAAGGGTCATTCCAGTGGTTTCGTGAGTAGGGGCTGGGGTTTTTGCTTTAATTGGCCCCGCTGATGCTGCCCTTATACTTGCAGTAACAGTCTCTACTGTTCCTCCCCAAGTAGTATATTTGGAAAGTTTTAATATAACACTTGAGATGGTATAGGTCGAGCCAGCGGTAAATATCTGTGCCTTCCACGTTGCACCATAAACTGGGGCAGCCCTATCATAAACATCGGGTTCAAAAGAACCATCATCCTTTTCCACACCATTAGCTTTAGTCTTAAACCAAGAATCTTGTTCGTAGGAAGTCCAAGAGTCACCAGAATCGCTGCTCTTATATAAATTTCCATCAGCATAAGGGTCATCAATTCTGGTACTCCAATGTAACCGTGCATCACCAACCACATCCGCAACACGCACAACAATAGCATACTTCACACCCTCAGTTAGTTCGATTGGGGCAACAAAAGTTATTTCTCGTTCTTCCCACCCTGGTTCATCTCCCCATTCAGGGAGAGTATCTCCAGCAGTTGTTCCGACACATAAATCTTCGCCTGTTGGTTCTGCCATATTATACCACCGAAGCTACTGAACATATTGCCACTACTGGATTCTCTGAATCACCAACTTGGTTTGTCGACCATTTATCTAATCCATCTCTTTGAACAATTAGAATCCTTCCACCAAAGCCTTTGGCCCGAACATTATTCATATATTCGGAAGTATTAGGTGCTGGTTTATCTGCGGGCAATCCCCTATGAATCCCTTGTATAGGAGGAGTAAATTCAAGATTTGCCATTACTTTTTCCTTTTATATCCAAGTGATGCCAAATCTGCATCACTTAAACCAGCTTTACGTAATCGTGACTCTGCTGTAGGTTTCCTAATACCCTTAAAATAAACAGGCTTTGTTCCTTTTAAGCGTTCCTCTTTTAATTTTTTCTTTACGCTTTTTCCACCAAGCCACTTTTTACCAGCAGGACTATGTTTGCCTTTTCGTTTATAAAGTTTTGCCATAATCTATGTCCTATATAAAATATCACAGAAATCACCCTCAGTACCGATGAAGTAAAGTTTATTCAAATCATCAATAGGTATTCGCATAAACATAAAGTCTACTCCAGCCTCTGGCACTTTTATTCCCGTTGTTGTTTCACAAACAGCCCCAATATTTACTTTCAAATTTGAACTACCGTTTGGACAAAGTAAGAGAGCTTCTTTACAAGGTACACTTGTAGCACCACCAGTACCAGTTCCTCCTCTTATCTGAAATGGAGTTGCTGGTATAGTTACCCTATTTGAACCACCACCAGTAGATACAATATCTAAACTTGTATTAGAATATTTATTCGCCATTATTTACTCCTTATATTCTTTTCATAACTACAACACGAACTGTTCCAGAAGCAAGGTCGACTGTATCACCACTACTGGAAAGTACAGCAGTAACAGTATTAGCAGCAGTTACATCAGCAGTAAGTTGAAGGTCTTGAACATCTAAACTAAAACTTACCCCAATAACAAAATCACCAAGAGCAGCACCAGTTACAGTAATTTCTTGAGCTTCTTCATTACCATCTGCTATTGAACCTGCATCCCAAGTAGCAGAACCAGTGAGCATCTTTTGACCTTTTTGTAATTCAAAAGCTATGTTTCCTTGGCTCATAATTATTTACCTCCTAAGTATTTATAAACTTTTTCAAAATTATTATTTTCAACAACACCTACATAATAATTGCAGGCGATGCACAACAAACCCCTAATTTTTCCATCAGAGTGTCTATGGTCAATACATAATCGTTGGTTGAACTCTATTTGATGCCGACCACATATAGCACAATGTCCATTTTGTTTATTAAATAACTCATCATAATCTTTTTGAGTTATTCCATATTTCTTTTTATATTCAGATGTTCTATCTCTTTTATATAACTCTCTTCGCCATTCAGTTTGCTGTTCATTTTTACAGTTTCTACATTGCTTATAAAAACCATCTTTACTAGTTTTGCGTGGAGCAAAATAAATAATCCATTTTACTTCACCACATTTAGAACATCGTTTTTGTAATAAATTTTTAATCATTATATTAACTCGGATAAATAGAATCGGTTTGAGTAAGTGGTAATGGGCGTTCAAAAGATACATGCTTAATGTTTACATCAAGATTACGACCAACTGAATCTGGGATTATTGGTTCATCGTTTACTATAAGCTGTTGTGTTAATTGCTGTGCCATTTGAGTATGAGTTCCTAAAACTTCGTCGTATTCTTGTTCAGCTATAGCTAATGAATGTTCAAGTATAACATCAGATGCAAAGTCACCACCCACAAACAAATCAGTAGCAGCAGATAATTCGGGTGGTCTTATAATATAACTATAGTTAAGTCTATAATTAGCGTTTGGGGTCTCGAAGAAAGCAACTTCATAAGTAGTTCCTATCTCTTTTACATAAGGCCCAGTTCTAATAGAATAAAAGTGTGGGAAGTTAGTAGAATCTACCCCCGCTCTCATTTGATTTATCTTTGCTATAGTAGTAGATTGCATAGGAGGATAACCACTATCTTTTTCGTGTGTAAATACTGAATACAAAGAATGAAAATCTGTTGGTAGATTATATATCCATTTATCATTCTCAGTATTTAAGATAGTATGTTTTACAAGAAAGCTCCACGTATGCTTCTGACCTGTACGCATATCAACAGGCTGAAGAAATCTCATATACCCACGATGTACTACAGCCTTAGCTAAAGCTAAATTTGTAACACCAGGAGAAGTTCCCCAGCCTATCTGCTCTGAGACTTTGGTATATACGTCAGAAAAATTCAACTGCAAACTACTCATTTACTTTGTCCTTCATTGTTTTATAAATACATTCTATATGCTTATAAAAATCATAAAGCGAAGAAGCTTTTTTCATATAGTTACATACTTTACAACAAGCAACACAATTATCTACAACATAGCCTTTTAAGTTATCAACCCTGTCAATTCCATTATATAAGTAATATCCATTTTGACCAGCCCCCTGAATTGTTTGGTTAGGCTCATTATCACAATAGTAACATTTTTGTTTAGTTAGCTTACGAAAATTAAACTTCGTCAACTTAAAATCTATATTAAATCGTTTGGCTCTATTTTTATAACTATAATATAAACTATTAAAAGCAGCTTCTCCAAAAGGTAAAGAACGGGCACAATTATTTCCTTTAAGGGCACAACTTCTACAAGATTTACTGTGACCCTGAGTTAAATTAGTACCTCTCATTACCTGAATTTTACCACAGTTACAGCGGCATTTCCACAAAGAAGATTTATTAGAATTAGAATCAATACCAACATATTCTAAAACTGTCCATTTACCAAACCGTTTACCTTCAAGATGTAAAACACTATTTTTGGTAGGATTTGCCATATTAACTCCAAATAACACAGACTAAGGGACAGGGGTTGCCTGCCCCAAAGCCTATTAGGAGACAGAGGCCTCTATGCCTCCATCTTAAACCTTTAACAATTCATAGATTTGACCTACAACTATTGGTGCGAAATTCTCACCAACCATATCCTTGATGATTTTAATCTCATCTTCGTTCAAATCTACTTCGTCAGAACTATAAACTTTCTTAGCAAGTTCATACTTCTTGACCTTATCAATTCCCTTTTCATTCTGTACTGGAGCAAGAACTGCATTTACTATTGCCATTTTTACAGTAGCTTCTACAGCTTGTCCATCTACGTTATCCTTCATCACTTGACCATCCATAGTTTTAAGTGGTATATTAACTTTTACTAACATTTCTATCTCCTTTAATTATTAAAGTAGCGTTACGCTCCACAACCAACAGTATCATAAACAGGAATATATTTAGCTGCACCTGCATAAGTAAGGTAAATTTTTATAGCACCAAACTGATTAGTTCCCTGGGTACTATGTCCAAAACCAATATCCTCACCAGGAGAACCACCTCTTGTAACAAACCAATAATCTACATGTTCACCTACAGAAGTTTGACTTTCAAAATACATTTGTGCTGTTTTACCAGTAACCGCCTTATCAAGACCAACACAAAAATGAGCAGCGTATATATCACCAAGTTGTGTACCCGCCGTACTCAGAACGTGAGTCTTTAATAGAGCACCAGCAGCACGATAACCACTTGTTACTACCGAATCTGCACCAAGAGTAACCTGACTCCAATTAGCATAACAAGGGCCAGCAATAGCTGTTCCTTCACATGTAGCTCTTATTAAGGTGGCATATATTCCACCAGCACCAGTACCAGTATGGGTCATTTTGAATTGAGGCCCAATAACCAAACTTGTGGAAGATGTAGTAATATCCATTTTACCAAATCGAACACCAGCAGCCATATCCAAAGCAGTACCCCTACTTGTCATATACATGAACTTATTTGGACAAAGTTCAGCAAGAATTAATCGAGCAGTAGTACTCGATAAGGTTTCTCTTGCGATAGCTACTGGACGAGAACCATCAACAGGAACACCAAGTTCTGTTTGGGTAGTCTCGATTGCCAAAATTGTAACATCTTTTGTACAAGCAACATCTGTTCTTACTGGAACAACTGCTTCATTAGGAACATAAATATCCAACCAACAAGGGCCTGTTGTTCCAACTTTAGGCCCGTGAGCTACAACACCTGCAAACCTATCAACATTGTCAGCAGCAGGTATTTCAACCCTAAGAAATCTACCTTCATTCAGATAACCTTCTGTAGTAGTGGTAGATGCACTACTATCATATCTATCTACACCAAGTACATTGGTTGTAGAATCATCATAACACATTGGCATACCTTCATAAACCGTAGTGGCTCCAGTAAAGTATACCCTTTTTCTTTGTGCATTGGTATTGCTACCAAAACTAACTGCACTAGACATAATATTTACCTCTCAAAAAAAGTTACGTTTAGGGCCGAGTTACTATCTCGACCCCAATTTCGAGCCATAGCGAATCCACGCCGTACTCACGTTTTCTGTCTACCTATTAATCACCAGGATGTTGGCTAATTTGGAAGCCACACCTGCGTCTATCTTCTGCGATAATACTATAGACCATATCTAAATCTACGGTTAAAACAAGGTGCTGTTTATCCCTTTGACGTGGCTTACTAATCTTCATATCCCAATTGTTAAGTACAACAGGATAAAGCAAATTATGGTTCACACCAAAGATGGGGTCAGTACCAAAAATATTAGTATTTGCAGTATCAAACAAATCAACATACTGGAATGTCATACCCTTAAATACTGGGTTGTCACCAAAATGACGATTCACACGAATACCCATTTGGTCGTCTGACTGTGCATATAGCAAGTTAATATTCCCAATAACATTATCATTAGAATACAAGGAGAAGTTAAGACTTTCCTTATCCAATGTTTTACCCAAATGTGGGCCTTCGAAATTAAGTTTACGACAAGCTCTATCCAACAGAACCAACAAACTATCATCAAGGTCGCCATCATGGTCAGCATAATAAGAAGCCCAACGACTATATGTAGTACCATTAATACCACCAATACTATAAGTAGTACCAGGAGTACTGGCATCGTCATATCGACCTCTTGCTCCACCCCAACCACCTGTGTCACCATCAGCACCAAGACTGAGCCAACCAGCTATACCATGTGGCTTATCCACATCAGTAGCACTTGTCGGAGTTACAGGAATAGCTTGATAAAGTTCATCAGCCATTTCACGAATAGCGTTATTGTATTTATTTTCAATCTTGTCATAAATACGAGCAGCACCCTTATTCATATCCTGCTCAATAACGTTCCAACTTAAATTACCAGACAATAATACCCAGTCAGCACTAATCGTATGGTCAGTATTGACCACGTTATGGGTATCCTCAGACCATCTGTTGCGGTGTCCTGCATTACCCTCATCTTGCAGAGTAATAAATCTTTCTACCTCGTCACCGCCACCAAGTTTAGCCCTATCTTTCCAAAAGGAGTTCATAAGGCCGTAGTTACTATAAGCATAAGTTAACACACATCGCTTCTTACTCAAATCAGGCAGAGTAGCTTGAAGGATGTCGGTCGCTTGTGCAATCAAAACATCATCCACAATAAAACCTCCTCACCACAAGAGATTTGTACCGTTTAAGATTAAAGCTCTACGTTATACTTACGAACTGCGTCATTAATTACGGCAGCCTTTCGCTCCTCCTCAGACGCATATTCGGTTTCGACTTTTGCCTCTTGTCTTTTAGGCATCACTCTCTCTTCTTGTTCTTTCAAATCCTTTATTACTTTACGCTTCATCTCCTTATTAGCGTCACTACCACGATACCATTGCAAGGCATTATTAACAGCACATTCAAATGTTCCACCGTTAGCATAAAACTGTTGAGCAACATCCCAAATCTTTCCACGCTCTTTTACCATTGGGTCACTTAAATTATAAGTACCGTCTGGATACTTTGGAATGTCTTTCGTTTTACCTAAAGACGAAATACCAGAGTTATCAAAAATACCATTTGCAACTTCTAAGTCACGAACACCATCCTTAGTTTCTCTATCTGACTTATACTTACCCAACTCTCCTTTTAGGGTATCCAATTCTGAAGAAGTATTCTCAAATCGTTTCGCCAGAGGATTAAGTATTTCTCTAACAGCTTGAGCTAAACCTTCATCTTTTTCTGCTAACGTTTTAAGGGCTTCTTCATTAATAAAAACATCATCTGATTTATCAGTATCAGCCGAACTCGCACGATTATCTTTAATAGACTTTTCCATACGAGTTGTTATTTCGACTACATCTAAATCATCATGATTTTCAGCATATTCAATTATTCGTTCTCTTGACCAACCATAAGTTCCAGCAGTACTTACAAACCTTGGGTCAATCTCTGTATATTCAACTTTTTCTTCTGGTTTATCATCAGATGTATCTTCAGGTTCATCAGTTGTTTCGTCTTTAGTTTCATCCTCAACCTTATCCTCTGACTCATCAGTTAAATCATCCTCAACTTTATCTTCAGACTCATCCTTTTCTTTTGGTTTCCGATTGTCGCTATCGCTCCTGAAAACACTTGCTATCTTTTCTAATATACCTGGACTTGGGCCTTCTGCTAACCCAGGAGAGATTGCAACAACATCAGGTTCAGTTATTACATCTTCTTCTTTAACATCATCTTTTTTAATATCGTCTGCCATTTCTGTCCCCTTATGAAATTAATTTCTGTCTGCAATTTTGGCATACTTTTTGAGCACCAGAAGCGGGTGTAAACTCTTCATCACATCTGGCACACTTCTTTGGTTTATATATCTTAGGCAGATTTTTATGGGGTATTTCTTCTGTAGCAGTTTTATACAAGCCTATAATAGCTTCTAACTCAGCTACTTTCTTAGAGAGTTCAACAGTACTAACATCTTTATGAAGTATATCTTTTTCAGGTGTATTTTCTAAAGGGTTTACCCTGCCGTCCCTGATACATCTTTTACATTGCACGACATCTTTATTCTCATCAAGAAAATATCCACCACAACTCGAACATTGATGCTCATTTTTGAATTTTTCATGTATTTTCTCAAGATTACTTTGTTCCATTATCTATCTCCTCTATATATTTTATAGCTTTTAATAATAATTTAACTCCATATTTATCGGCTTTGAAATTTCCTATTCCTAAATTACATGGTTTGCAAAGTAGTTTTCTTATTTCCCCTGTTGTATGGTTATGGTCAACACAAAACCTTCCTTTTAACTTACTTTGATGTATTCCACAAATAGCACAATACCCCTGTTGCCTAATAAATAATTCATTGTATGTAGCCGCTGTAAAATTTTTTGAGATACCACGACTATACATTCTGAAAAGATTTGAGCAAAATTTACATTTGTATTTTGGTGATTTAAAATTTTTATCACTTATATACCAATTATTTTCTGTTAGTTCAACACCACATTTGAAGCAATATTTAACTTTACTTCCTTTCCTATTTCTCATTTATTTTTTGTCTCCTTTTGTTTTTGCTCTTTCTATAATAATCTTTTTTTATTTTACCAGGGGAATGTCTATGATTATATGCTCCCCAATCATACTGAGTCCAAGCAGGTCTTTCTACCGATGAATTAAGCATACTCATACATCCCATTTTCACGCATTAACTTTTTCTTATGATGACGTGATTCAACTAACAATTGACCAGTAACAGGGTTATACTTTCGGTCAGGATATTGTTTCATCATTTTAGGTATCTCAGAAATATTTACACCCATTGACCAACTCCACCGAGGGTTAGTTCGCATTGTTCTACTAAAATCACCTGATTGATTTAACTCAACAGCAACATCACGAACTGCAGAACCACCACATTTGCAGGTTTGTGGGTCATTTCTATTTTTTATTAAGGTATAGTAATCAAATACCTTGTTACACTTTGTGCATCTTGCATTGTAACGTGGCATAATAACTCCTAAGCTGTACCTATCACAATGTATTCTATCAAGCAAGCTCCAGTGTCAGCCAATATATAAACACTTCCGGCTGGCTTAAACATTGCTGTTTTACCTGCATCTACTTTATTACTGGCTCTGAAAGTAGCAGCAGTATAATTACAATCTATATCTACACGATTTGTACCATCAAGATTCTTTATAATAATAAATTCTACCGCTGTAATGTCACTCATATCAAGAGCTTGCTCAGTTGTTATAGCAGCAGTATCATATATGTACACTGCCAAAGTAGGGGTAGCAGTAACAAAATTTGTACTAAATCCTAATTCCTGACCAAGACCAGTAACATCTACTATAGTTTTCACTCTACATTCCGCTGCGATAGGGCATCACCTTCCTCTCTTATTTAGTTTTAACATTTCATTATATAAACTATTTCTATACTCAATTACAAAAAAGGGTATTTTTCTACCTTGTGCCCCAATTGTGTGTCTTAAGTCTAAAGCTAATAAGGCTTGTTCTTTTTTAATAACTAAATATGGTAATATATTTTCTAATATATATTCAGAATCTTTTGCAAAAACTCTCCATTCATAAGCATCTTTATGTTTTTTATTTTTTCGATGCTGTGTTGTAATACTACCATTAAAATTATCCTTTAACCATATCATTAAACGAGCATCTGTATTAGAAACTCTAACAGATAGTTGATGTATACTATAACTACTTCGTGGTTTGCTTATGCAGATACAACCCTCACCATCTATAAGCCCCCCTAAATATGCCCAATCTGTCTCAGCAGCCATTATTTCATTCTCCTAAAACCAAGTCTCCATAATAAATTTCCAATATCAACAGCAACTCTGTCTACTTCACCTTCTGATTTAGACCAATTTTCAGCATGCAAACATTCATGTAATAATATTTTCAAATCTTCTTTTGCTTTATGTGTATCACCAAAAGCTAACCCATTTGGTAATCTAATAGCAGGATATTCTTTTGGGTCAGGAGTATTAGGTCTATCACACCAGCCAACATAAGGTTCATCTAACTCAACAAAATATTTTACCCCGTTAAATTTATGAGTTTTCACCTTACGCATGTTTCTTTTTCTTCCGTTTATAAAGTTTATGAGTACCCTTTATAGTACCTTTCTTTTGTGAAGCATAAAAGACACCTTCACCTTTTTCTGCACCATATTCTTTCTTCATTGCAGCTTTTATCTTTTTACCTTTCTCAGTTAATGGCATTACTTAATCCTCTCAAGTTTACATCTTTCATAAGCTTCTAAAATACTATCAATACTCTCACATAAACTGATACCTCTTCCACCCCCAAGAACTTGGCCTACATACATCCCCACCAAATTCCCATCAGAATTATATAAAGGGCCACCACTACAACCAGACCCACCATCAACATCGGTTTGTAATAAATCCTTCCATTTATAATTCGGAAAATCCCGACTAAGGTGGGATATAATTCCCTTAGTCAAAGAAAATAAAAATTTATCTTCATAAGGTCTGCCTACAAGATAAACAGGGTCTCCCAGTGCTGCTGACAAGGGTGATACTTTAGCAATATGAAGTTCCTCAGCCTCTACGAATATAAAACCAATATCCTCTTTTTTATCTATATAAAAGTCACTCGATTTCAACAAAGTCCCATCTCTTAATCTTATACAGAAAAACTCCTGCCCTTCAATAACATGAGCAGCAGTTAAGATTACATTATCGTCAATAAATACCCCAGAGCCACGGCCGTCCAAATAGACCGAAGCATTCACCATATTCTTATAAAGGTCAGATTTCCTATTTGAGGAACCTGTTATAAACAAGAAACCAAACACCGCAAATAACACTAACCCTACTTGTAAAACCCATTTTTTCATTTTATAATCCTCCTCGTTGATTAGGTGGACTTGATAATCCACCTGCCCTATTTTGTTGCTGATTCATATTGGCAGTACGGCTTGCATCAGTAGCTCCAAAGAAATCATTTCCTTGACCTGGACTTTTACTTCCATTCTTAGGGCCTTCTTTCATTGGTAACATTGTGTATGGCACGGATTCTAATTCGTGTGGCACAGCACTTTTATAAAACTGATTAAAGTTATCAAATCCCGCATATTCTGAAAGTATCCTTGATAATAATGGAATATCAATTTGAGCACCTTGAGACATAGCTATCTGCATAGTCGGTAATATCCATTGCATCGCAAAACCCATCATCTTCTGATATTTTACATCAGGGTTTTCTCTTTGCATAGAATAAGGAATTAGTTTATATATAAAATCCTGGAAGTCACCTACTCTATCAACAGAAGAAAATACTGCTGGTAACTGACCATACCCAGGCAAATCTCTAAGAACAGGAACATAACTTAATGGATTAAACCAAAAATCCCAAGCAAACTTTTTAACTATTGATTTTGTAAAAGCATCAAACCTATTACTAAAGCTTCGTATAATACGTGTAGCATTACTAAAAACTAATTGTTCTTGACCCAGTGTTGGAGCTTGTGCTCCACGCCCACCAAGTACATCAGGATTACCACCTTGTTTGGTAAACTCAGCTTCAGCAAAAGCCATCCACGCAAGATTTGAGTCACTCATTCCACCATATTCTATTTCCTTTAGTGACCCAATATTATTTACTCTAACACTACCCATATTACCAGTGCGTGTAACACGCTCGGCATCTTCCTTGGCAGCATCTTCATAAGCTAAAACTTTCTTCTGATTTTCAGCTTGTTCCCTACCTTTATCAAAAACAATATTCATTGTAGTATCAAGGTCATACCAAGCCCAAGCAGGAGGTAGTGGTATAGAAGATTCAGACATATACTTGTATCCAAGATAATCATACGGGCCACCTTCTGGGCCTTTCCACGCAACTGTTCTAAGAATCTTAGCTTTCTTGCCTTCTGGCATTATTGTTACAATAACATTTTCATCGTATAAATATAAATCAATAAAGGTTGTATAGTCCTGAATACCAAACCTTGCTCTATTATAGTTATATTTAGCTATATCTTCGGGGGAATAATCTTGAATTATCTTACCATCAGGTTTTATATAATCTGCTATTTCATTACCAAATTTATCTTTACCAGCAAAAAAATCTTTGGCATATTTAGTTGGTAATCTATAAACATCACCCTCCATCTTAAAATCAGCCCTACGTTTTGCTGATGGGTCACCAATATAATTAGCATCATCAATAACAGAGACAGATGGAACACCTTGTTTTATTATTCCACCCTCTTCTAATCTTATATTTCCACTATGAGTTAAACAAGTTCGTACAATACCAGCACCAAACATAGAATTAAGGGCAGCAGGAATTAATGCTTTCTCAGCTATTTTTAGTTTTTCAAGGTAATAGTTTATAGCAAGTTGTGTAATATACCCCCAAGGACGATAATTAGTTATCTTAGTTTCAACTAAAAACCTTGGGTCGCCTTCTACTAAAAATGGTACAACAGTATCCACACCACGGCCAATTAGGTTCACCGTGTGGTATGGGTGTTTACCTTCATCATAAAAACCAGAAGCCCAAGAACGAAACATGCGAAGCCTTTTCTTGAGAGTCGGTTCTGCTAAAAGCAAATAAGCCTTGCTTGCTATTTGTAATCGGCGAGGAAAGTTCAACCTCACATTTTTATCTTCAAGAACATTTGCCATTCTTAAAACCTATAAATTCGCATTTTTCTCTTATTTTTATCTTCTGTTTCTTGCCATTCTCTAAATCTATGCTCAAAACTTTCTGCTGGCGGTTCTCTGTGTTTCTTTAGGTCGGCAGGTCTGGCTTCATTCATAGCTAATACACACAAGCCCAATGCAATAACCCTATCACCGTGAGCATATCTTGCCCCACTCTCATCAATAATAGAATTTGATAAATCAACATCTATTCTTCCTGGCATAAATATATAATCCTCTAATTCATTAATAAGAGCTTTATCATGAATAATTATATATCTATAATATCTTTCTTGTTTAAGACTCTCAGTTAATGCAGCATCTAAGTGACTTAACATATCCATCTTAGAACCATTAACACCAGGAGTACTACGCCAACCTCTATTCTGAGTTCTCTTACGAGTTATCTTACGTTCATTGATATTAATGTATATTTTATTATAACCTAACTTAGCCACACGTTTATCAAATGTATCACCTGGGCCATTTGCTTCCCATATCAAGTAAGCATTACCAAGCCATTTACACGTAGCTACTGCCAACTCTGCAAAATCTGTAACATCAATAAATGGATTAACATACAAACCAACTAACTCATTCTTATTAACGTCACAAACAGCCATTACTGAGTTAGAGGCCCCTGTTCCTCTTGATATATCACAACTAACTATATAATTATGAGCTTTATTAGGTGTACCATTCAGGAGAGTACCCCACCATTTCAGATTTTGCTTTATACCTGTTAACTCAAACCTAATATTAGTAATAACACTTTTAATATTATCAAATTTTATCTCACCTGTGTAATCAGGCTTACTCTCACAAACACTTCTCAACTTATGAATAGTAGCCTCATCAAAAAACATATCCGCAGAACCTTGTGGTATTCTGAGAATATTTTGGGCTATATTTGTTTTAGACCTACCACTTGCTTCTTGCTCATCAAACCAAATACTTCGGTCACGTTTGAAATTAGCTTCACCACCATCTGCTACCCATTTAATATTTTTACATTTTTGATAAATTTCATCAGGTAAATCTAATAACTTTTCTTTATAATTAGTATATGAGAAAGGTTTGTTTGCTTCAATTTCATTAAAGACTTCGGGACATATACCCCTATAATATTTTATATCTTTTATTTCTACTAAATCTTCTATAGGTGACCAATATAAACCTTTATTTTTTTCAGGATTATCTTCAAAACCTAATATAACAGTACAAATTTTATTGCTTCGTAATAATTTAGCATAAGGATGTCCACTACCCCACCTAAAGTGTGTTGAATTATAAATACAACAATGGCTGGTATCGTAAATATTATCTATAATATATTGTGCAACATCAGGTTCAATGCGTGCAACTTCATCAACCAACACAGCCGTTGCTCTATCACCAGCACCAAAACTTTCATTAGTTGATTCACCATTAATCATAGAGCCGTTTTGTATATTTTGTAAAAATAAATTCTTTTTTATATATTGAATTTTTGTCCAAATTGGTAAATGAACTAAACCATACATTATTTTATGAAACAAACATTTATGTGTTCCAATTAATGCCCCGTCTTTATATTCAACAGAGTTATCTACAAAATTTTCTTTTCGAGAACCAACTAAAAATGACATACCACTATTTAACCACCAATATAATACAAACATTTTACATATTATTTCAGTAGCACCTTCATCACGAGATTTATCAGCTATTAAATTATACTGACCATCAATGGCATTTTTTATTTCATCAACAAATACTGATTGTTTAGGTCGAAGTATGAAAGGACGGTTCTCGTATCCTGGTGGTTGTCTTGGGTCATAAGTAAACAGGCAACTATCAAAAGCAATTTGAGGCTTTTGCATTATCATTTCCATATAACACTGCTGAGCACCCTTATCTTCAGCCAAATAAGAATGCAACTTCATTCTAAATTCTATATTTTCAGCTACACTTCTTGGTATAATTTCCCAGAACTTATCAGAAGAATCAACCTTGGTAAAATCAACTAAATTCATTTCGTTTCTTTTCTTTCTCTTTTTCTGGGTCTTTATAAGGCATTTATAATTTCTTTAGACTCTACAGTTTTTCGTGGTGACTCATTAAGTAACTTACCAGCAAGTTTTCTTATCTGTTCAGAAGCAACCGCACCAGTAATATTAAGGGTTACATTCTTATTTTGTTCTATCTCCAATTTCTGCTTACTAATCCATTCGTGGTCTCCCAATTGATTATCAATATTGCAAAGCAGAAACACTAACAGCCTATCATTAGCTGCTTGATGGTTATCAAACTTTGTCTCTTCTACTTTGGTCACATTACCATCTGCATCTTTGATGGTTCTGGTCTTACAAGTAGTATAATCATATCCTACGGCTGATAGTAAGGCTTTTGCTACCAGTTTCTTTTTCTCACGCCTCTTACCTTCCGAACAAGAGTCCTTAAATTCTGGATAACGTTTTTTCCACGACTTTATTGTTTGTTTTGCACAACCGAACACGTAGCCTAAGTCCTTTTCCTCGAACCCTGCTGCTACAAGCCGTCCCGCCAAGTTGGCAAACTTCGGGTCGTACACTTTTTTGCGTCTTTTCTTTGGTTCGTGCGGTGGAATTTCTAAGTTTGCATCCTCTAATTTTGTTGATGTGTCTTTCATTCTCTAATAATCGTCTTTTATTACGCAAAGAACATTCAATACACCATTCATACAAAGCTAATCTATCTGCTCTTTGCCAAAACTCTATAGTTTCCTTAACTTTCCAGCATTTTAAGCATCTTTTCATAAATATAAAGGGTTGTTTTTAGCTTAGGCACAACCCCCTAAGCCTCATATTAACCTGATACATTTGCCAAACCTCCACATAGGTTACGTACAACTCCAGGTTTATATATTGATAAAACTCTGGTATATTTATTATTTTATGGGTCAACCTCCTGTTGACGGCAGGATGATACTTAACTTATCAGTGTTATATAAATGCTTAACATTTAATTAAGTTTACCATCTACGTTATATAACAAATAGTTTTATCCATCCTG